TTGCGATGTCAATGCTTACTTTGAGTTCCCAGATTAACAACACCAACGTTAGTTTGAATCTACAAGACATCCTTCCCCAGTTGTTGAGAATGAATGATTCAAGAGAACTTTACAGATGGAATAGTTATACACCCACACTACCGGACCAAGCCTACTTGAATTATAACGAGGGTGTTCTTGCTAACAACAATCCTCTTGCTTCGTATAACACCCAGTCATATGATTTAGACCAAGCCCCTCGTGGTTCATTCCCTGCTTCTATTACTCTTACTCAATACACTTCCGCAGGTGCATTTGTAAGTAATAGTCCTATCTCGGCAGATGCTACAAACTTTTTCATCGCTCAAGTTGTTACGACACCAACAGAGCCTCTTTTCTTGAGTCCTTATATCTTTTCCAACCCTGAATTTAACTGCGGTGGTATGGTTGGTATCAACACCATTAACTTGGTTGCTACTCTTGATTCTACATGTAAGAGACTTTGGAGAACTTCTGTATCCAATGCAACACATTCCACATCATTCGGTGTTTATGGTTCTTCCAGTAACCCATTTCAGGGAAGCACCAATCTTTTGTTGAACTTTCTTTCAACTCAATCCACTGACCTTATCCCAAGCAGACAGGTCGTTCCATTTATGGATTTTCCACGCTACTTAAGTAGTAATAGTTCTTCATCTGTTAGTGCAGGGGCTACTGCTACACTCACATCCCAGAACATTCAGTTGAATCAACTTCCGGATAAATTCATCATCTGTGTCCGTAAGCCAATGGTTGATATGCTTAACGTTGATAGTGATTCTTTCTTCCCAATTGAATCCGTTAGTGTCAATCTTAACAATCAATCAGGTTTGCTCTCGTCTGCCTCTCCCCAGCAGTTGTGGAAACTTTCAATTGAAGCAGGAAGTTCGCAATCCTACAATGAGTTTAGAGGAGTTCAAAAGATTAATAATAACGCTACCGGTGTTGGAACTCAAATCCGCACGACTGGTTCTCTCCTTGTTTTGTCACCAGCAATGGCTCTATCATTACCAGCAATGCTTTCATCCGGTTCTATCGGACAATTTCAATTCCAAATCCAAATTACAGCAACCAATCCTTACTCCACTGCAATCACACCTGAAATTGTTATCATATGTGCTAACTCTGGTATTATGGTTAATGCTTCTGGAAGCAGTGCTATCTACACTGGTATCCTTACAAAGGAACAAGTTGTATCTACAGCCACTGAAGAGGAAGTCCCAGCCCTTGAAGTTCCAGAATACACACGAATGGTTGGTGGAAAGATGGGTAACTTCGGTGCTTTGAAGAAAATGATAATGTCAAAGGTTGGACGCATGAGAAAAGGAGGTATTAATACCGGTTCTTCTTCAGGAGGACAATCCGCACACTCTGGAGGTGTTCGCAGATATGTATAAATAGTAATGTTTAGAAATAATTTCTTTTCTCCATTTAATATGTGGAATAATTCTCACATTCCCTCAAGTATAAAAAATTTTGGTTATTGTTAAACCGAGAAAATATACGACCAACAACATTTCTTTTTTAGAATTATGTTTCACACATCAAACGAAAATTATATATGGCTAATATATATAATGTTCCAAAACTATAACAACAACTTTGATACGCCAGAGAATAGAAGTATTGCTTTGACTTTAGCGGATTTTGAGGACATGCAAAGAGGCTTTCCAAGTTCATATGTGGAATCCATACCGCAACCAGATACTTATTATGTAAAACAAAGACATTTCGGTCAGATCGGTTTAGGACAGGGTGACTCTGTTCGTGATAAATATGCCTCTGGTTATGAAGGTATGATTGGTGCTACTGCTCTACATTATCCTGAAATTGGGGATATTTTTTCCAGACAGGGGATGACAAAATTAGAATCGGCTACTCACGGACCGGCTACTTTGATGTCTCCTTCAGGTCAATATACAGGTAAATCAAGATTGACACCTCCTATTTCCGGTGGTGGTCGGTTTATTGATAGCACTACTCCTATACATCACACTCTCAAATACGTTCAAGAAGAAGCAGAACGTGGGGCAGGACAGAATACTTTTATGGTTGGAAAGCGTGGGGAAGGACCACGTCCAATGAGTAAAAGAGGTGTATTAGGAAAGATTGGGAAGACACTTGTTATGAAAGACCAACAGGTTATGGGTCAAATACATGATAAATTACCGGCAAAACGTGGAAGACCAAAAGGCAGTGGAAGAAAACCTTTAGGAAGTGACCCTGCTACTTATACCCCCAAATCTGTTAGCGGTGGAAAGAAACTATTCAAAACACCCAAAGAAGTAGGTCACGAATTCAAAAACCCAAAAGAATTTGTTGGTGGGAAAGTGCATTTCATTAAGCGTGGTGAATCCGCAAAAGGTTGCGAAATGGGAATTTTATGTGGAAATGGAAAAGAAACCAAGAAAGATTTAGCAAAAAGGGTAAAATCAGTAGCCAAGAAAATGGTTGCCGATAAAAAAGTTGGAAAGAAAATTACAGGAAAATTCTCCATATTAAATAAAGTGCTATAGATGAAAAATATTTTATATATTGTAATATATATAAAGTATGCCGAAAGGACAAAAAGGTGAAAAGACTGACAAGATTACTGGATATACATACGCAAATCTTCAAGGACAACCCCACACCCAAGTCAATAACTCTGGCTTTCAATCTGCTTCTTCTGAAATAGATAGCCGGTATTTACAACGTGGTTCTAATCCTTATACTGACTATTTACACCCTGAATTGTCAATGAGAAACCCTGTTGGTGGAATGAGAGGAGGACCTCATGCTATTGGCTCGTATTCAGCACCTGATGGCTCTATTAGACAAATCGGTGGTAAAAAACACATTGGAAAAGCATTCAAGAAAGTTGGAAAATCCGTCGCAAAAGTAGGCAAAGACGTTGCTACCGGTGTTGGAACTCAAATGTTAGTTGATACTCTAACAAATCCTGCCGTTGATGAAGGTCTAATGGAAGGAGCAGAGGTTGGAATGATGGCGATGGGACGAAGAAGAGGAAGACCTCCAACAGGTGGAAAGAAAGGTCTTTCAAAAGGTCTTAAAAAGGTTGGAAAAGCAGTCGTAAAACATGCTTCTCCTATTATTAAAAAACAAGGTGAAAAATTGCTTGAAAAAGGTATTGAATCTCTTGTCAATTATATGGTTCAGGACGAAGCCCAAATGCAAGGTGGGAAGAAAATGACTCTTAAACATATCATGAATCACCCTGCTACCAAGAAAATAGCACACGAAGTTATTAAACAGACTGCTCCTATTGTTAAGCAACAAGGACAACAAATGATTAAACAAATGATGCAAGGTTCTCCTGAACCATCTGGTGGTAGTAAAGGATTGAAGGCTCTTAAGAAAATTGGTAAAGTAGCCACTCCGATCGCAGAAGGTGTTGCTACTAATGTTATAGCAGATGCTCTTACAAGTGGAGCAGGAAGAGGTAAAGTTAGACAAGCAATTGATGATATTGAAGATTTAGGCTCTGATATTAAACGCATGTCAAAACGTGGTGGTAGCGTTTCAGGTGGTAGCGTTTCAGGTGGAGCAAGGTCTAAACGTGCCGGTATTGTTAAATCAGTTATGCAAGAACGTGGATGTAGTCTTCCTGAAGCCTCAAGAATTGTCAAGCAAGAGGGATTATATTAATTTAGAATAATTACAAAATAATATGTGTATAATGTATATATATTATGTTGCCTACTTATCATCGTGATTTAATACAAGGTGGTGCTTTATTGCCCCCAAGAAAACTTATGCGTGGTGAGATAATGCTACAACCACCAATGATGGGAGGATTTATGACTGACCCAATGGAAATGAAAAGAATACAGGATAAAAAGCAGAAGCAGAAGCAAGACAGAGAATTAAGAGGAGAACCTGAACCGGAGAAAAAACCTCCTTTACAACATTCCGATTATGATACTCCTATTATCAGTGACCCCAGATTCCAGAAAATAAAAGGAATGCCTCTCAAGAAACTCGGTGAAGGAATGACAAGTGGTTTAGTAACTTTAGGAGTTCCAAAACCTATCGCAAAGAAGATTGGAAAAGAATCAATGCATAATCTTGATATGATGAGTTCCGGAAATACTCAAGATTTATTTGATGCTCCTGTTATGAAAGCATTAGACCCAGTTCAAAAAGGTCTCGTATCGGCTCAAGGAAAAGCAATGTCTGGTGTCTCCAAAAGTGCAAAGAAAACCGGAAAGAAAATTAAAAAAGCATTCAAATGATTATTATTATTTTCATATGTAATTATTTTATATAGGGTTATTATATAAAATGATTCCTGCTTACCAACGAAGTGAATTAGAATACGACAATCGTATCAAACGGAGACTCATCAAAGGACTTGAAAAAAAATACACGAATCAACAACTTATCACTTTTCAGGGAAGTAACGCTCAAGCCGATGATTTGTTCCTTTCTTTAGAAAAAATGTTATACCTTATTTATGCTCTTCTTCAAGAATCACATACTTATTTGTTTGCTATTGGAACGCAATCCGAAGAAGCCAACAGAAGGGAACGACATCCTTTACCCCCTACTCCTGAAAGACCACAAAGAGGAAGACAAAGACTTTTCCCTACTGGAGAAGAAATCGGACAACACGTTCAACATGCAATGGAGCAGAATCAACGTGCCGTAGTTAGAACCATTACCGGTGTGGGTTCATTTAGGAGTCAAATGGGACAACTTTTAAAACTCGGTAATTCGTTGAAAGAAAGCATTAAACAAATCACTCCTATCATGAACTACTTAAGTCAAGAGCAAATTGACAGATTAGACGACCTTATTAAAATGGTTTATGATGTTTATGATGATACTCTTGCTTTTGCGTTACAAGAATTGAATTTGGCTCGTGGTGTTGGTGCGAACGATGAATTAGTAGCATCTCAACAACTTCTGGGTGAAGTCAATAAAGAAGTTATACAAAGACTTCCTCAACTACAACAACTTATTATCAATTATAATCCTATTCAAGCACCTGTTAATGCCGGTTCGGTCAATCAAAACGCAGATGGAACTGGCTATACTCTTGATGCCGGTAACTATCTCGGTCAATATATTTAATCAAGGGTTGATACGAAAACCTCCTTTTTGGAACAAAACCTCTAAAAACCCCTTTTTTTGCCCTGATTTATATTTCTATCTATAAAAGAAAAGAATTAATATATATATAAGAGGACTTTATCAAATCAGGGCAAAAAACGTGATTTGGATGTCAAAAAAGGAGGTGTCCCCCAGACGGCTCTTCCAATAAAGGGCGAAATATTATATACCAATTATATATAATATGTCATCACCAGAATCGGTAAATAAAAAACTTTATGCAAAAGTCAAGAAAATGGCTGATGAAAAATATAAGACTCACGGAGCATACAGATCTGCGTGGATTGTCAAGAAATACAAAGAATTAGGAGGAAAATATAAAGGAAAGAAAGACCCCAAGAAAGGAATATCAAGATGGCTCTCGGAACGCTGGGAGGACGTGGCTGGTCTTCCGTATCCTGTATATCGTCCCACCAAACGTGTATCAAAAGATACCCCATTAACTCCTTCTGAAATTGACCCCCAAGATTTATTCATTAAAGCCATACAGAAACAATATATAAAAGGGAAGAAGAATTTACCCCCATTTGTAAAAGATATTTTATAGATTTAGTATATAATAATGGAAAGTTTAAATCGTTCAGTATTTAACAGACAGGAAAATAAAGTATTTAATCTACTGACTATTACCGGAAGATTCAAAATTGTAGGAAGTCAATCCATACCTCACATAAAATATAAAAGTGATTTTGACTTATTGGAATATTTCAATACTTTAGACGTTGGAAAATATCCGCAACAAATACTCAAAATATTCCAGAAGAAATTTGAACGTGCTTCAAAAGACCCTAACATGTTTATTACTGATTTCAAATGTGGCGAAGATGATAATGGAGAACCCCTACGTTGGACTAAACAAACAATCAAAAAAGGAAGTCAAGTAGTGGGGGGTAAAGAATATAAATTTACTGATGTATTATTGGAAAAATCTATCATTAAAATGGATATTATTGCATTCATTGATGGAGTCGCCACTGAATTCTCCGAAATGTATTACTTTACTCTCAATGGTTACCAGAATTATGATGACAAACCCATTGAGAAAATATATCAGGAAATATTAGACGATGGACGTGAATTCCTTAAAGATGGTAACGTTATGAAAGCACTCAAACGTGTATTTGCATCTCTCAATCTAATTGACAAACAACCTCTGATCCGGAAACAACTCACGGAATTCTTTAACGGACATACCGGTTACCTCAATTCTGTCAAAAATGATATTGATACTCTCAAAACACTCACCGAAAACAAATTTAGAAAACCTCCTCGTGATAAAGTCAAGGATAATATCGCCTTAATACAACAGAAATTAGTTGATTGTCCGGAAAAACGACTTAAAGAAGTCGCCATTAATGAACTTGAAGAGATTAAGAACAAAGTATCCCTCAAACAAATGCCGAAGAGATTAGATGAAATTAGGGAATATATACAAAGACAAGTAAATAAAGAATCGCATGAATTCGTGGAAAAACACCCCAAAATAAAATCATTCTTTTAGATTTAAATCTGGAATGAAAAAACAGAGCCAATTTATTATATTTAGGATATATATATAATGAATTTAGAGTGTGAAGGAAGCCCTGTAGCATTGATTGTTGAAGACGGAAAGAAAAAGAACTCCATTATAAGTGTGGAAAAAGACAAAGATAAAGTTAATCATTACTTCACTGAATTCAAATGTAAGCCGAATCAACACATTCAACCTTTACCTGATGTCAGTAAGGAGAGAACTATATTGTATGTTTCCGGTCAAAGTGGGTCTGGTAAGTCGTTCTTCTGTAAGAATTTCGCCCAACATTATAAGAAATTGTTCCCAAAACGTGAGGTGTTCTTGTTTAGTGCATTAGCAGAAGATAAAGGCTCTATTGATAAGGTCAAAGACATAAAACGTGTCAAAATACATGAACCTGGATTCATTATTGAACCCATTGATACCCACGATTTCAAGGATTCTTTAGTGATTTTTGATGATTGCGAGGCTATTGGTGACCGCAAATTAAGAAAGAAAATTTGGGAGATTCAAAATTCTATCCTTACAACAGGTCGTCATTCAAATACTTCTTGTTGCGTATGCACTCACACCTTAACAAATGGTAACGAAACGAAACTAATTCTGAACGAGGCTCACGGAATCGTATTGTTC